TCCCACTCCTTGCTCGTCAAACAAGACCATGACTTGCTAAGGAGACTTGAAGGAGGTGCTGTCATCGGGCTACACGACAGCACCGACTTGAGAGAAATCCACTGCGACGGTAGATTCCACCCAAGCCTCGTCTTCCTGGTTGTATGGGTTGGGTGCAACATGACCACCTGCTGGCGCGGAGTAGATCGACGACAAGATTTGAACACCGACACCACCCTCGCTTACCCCAAACATACCCAGATTGACACCGAATACATATATACCAGGTCTCTTCATGTATGTTGGTACCAAAGGTTTGATGACGGGCGGAACCCCTTTCCCAACAATACAATCCGCATTAGCCAAGGCATACGTCGGCTTGTACTTCCAACAAGACCAACCGTTCTCAACAGGCACCAAGGTTGCAAAATCAACTACCCCACCTACGTCACAAATGGTGAGTGGTGAGAGCGTATTGGCGCCTACGGAATAGAGGCCGGTACCTTGGAACCATTCTACGAGGAGCTTCCTTTCATCAGCGGTGTTCCCAAGCAGTACGACTTGGTTACCGTTCGCGGGGGTGCGCGTGAAAGTTGGCAACATACTCGTTTTGAAGATTGGTCCACAAGGGTTGTGGAAGTTCTCAGAGATCAAAGTGTTCGCAGCCGTGTGTAATCTAGCTGGTGAACAGAACGGGTAGTACACATTGAGGAGGTTATTGTCCCCACCTCTGTAAACTATCTCCGAGCACGTGTTGAATGCAAATCTCACATCGATCTTTGCCGCTGCGAGGCTTGCATTGAACCCGTCTTTGAACCTTCTGATGAACCGTTGCATCGGTGCCATGATGTACACATCAGGTGTTTGTCTCATCCATAGGGGATAACCATTTTCACATAGTACAGAGTCACTGACCAATGACATACGGATTGAGTTTTGCTGCCATCCGAAGAAGTACTTGGTGAAATCATCTTCCATCGTCGGGTCGGAGACTTTCAGATACCCGAGAGCAAGAAGATGCTGGCCAAGCGGCGATCCAGCACGCATGTAGTGAGTAACCATCGTGCGAAAACCCCGCGTGGATACCACGTTACGTGGCCCACCCATGAACCAGTCTGCGAACGGATCACCAACATCTGGCGCAATGCCACAAGCGGTGGTCCTCGAACCAACTGAAGACAATACACTATCTGTG